AAGCCCGTAAGGGCTTTCTTTTTTTGCGCTTTTTTTGGTGGGAAGGCTGGGACAAAAAATTTGGGGGTGTTGCACGTTTGCGGGCAACTTTCGGGCTGGGCGGGGGCAGGGACAGAACATGAAAGGGAGGTGCTCGGATGGAGCAGGAGACAAGAACCGCGCGGGACGCCGGTGCTCCGGTGAAGATCGGGGCGGAGGCGGTACGGGCCGCGGCGGAGGTGCTGCGGCGCTATCGCGCGGGCAAGCAAAATCTGGACAGGCGCATCATCGACAACGAGCAGTTCTGGAAGCTGCGGCACTGGGAGCAGATGGAGAAGGCAGGCGAGGGCGGCAATCCGGAGGACGTGCGGCCGGCCAGCGGCTGGCTGGTGAACTGCATCCTCAGCAAGCACGCGGACGCCATGGACTGCTATCCGGAGCCGACGGTGCTGCCCCGGGAGCCGGGAGACCGGCAGGAGGCAGAGACGCTGAGCCGTATCCTGCCGGTGCTGCTGAAAAACGACCGGTTCAGGCGGACGTATTCCAAGGCGTGGTGGGACAAGCTGAAGTCCGGGTGCGCCGTGTACGGCGTGTTCTGGGACAACGAAAAGCTGCACGGGCTGGGCGACGTGAGCATCCGCAGCATGGACGTGCTGAACCTGTTTTGGGAGCCGGGGGTCACGGACATACAGGAGTCGGAGCACTTTTTCTGCACGGAGCTGGTGCCCAACAACCATCTGGTGCGGAGATGGCCGGAGCTGGAGGGGAAGCTGGGGCGCGGCGGCGCGCAGGTGAGCCGGTATCTGTTCGACGACAAGGTGGACACGTCCGAGCAGTCGCTGGTGGTGGACTGGTACTACCACACGGAGCGTGAGGGACGGCAGGTGCTGCAGTACTGCAAGTTCGTGGGGGAGAATGTGCTGTATGCCACGGAGAACGACCCGGAGATGGCGGCGCGGGGCTGGTACGATCACGGGAAGTACCCGTTCGTGTTCGATACGCTGTTTCCCGAGGAGGGGACGCCCTGCGGGTATGGGTATGTGGATCTGTGCAAGTCGGCGCAGAAGCAGATCGACCTGATGAACCAGGC